GTTGAAGATGCTCGTATTGAGAAACTTATGAAGCGTAAGTTTCCTGGTTTGGCACGTACTTTTTACAATGGATATAGTGAACTGAATAAAGATGATTTTTTTTCTATTGCTGATGAAAATTTAAATCAGTTTACATTGATAGACCGTATCAATCTTCATTTTAAAATCGGTGCATATGCTCAAATTCCATTTAATGAAAATGAGCAGCAGTTTATTGAGATGATTGAAAGTGCTGAAACTTTTCAACAAGTGTTGACTATTTGTGAACTTATTCACAATTATGTAAAAGAAAAGAAACAAGAAGAACTTAATATTAATGTTTTGTCTAATGAAAATCAATTAGGCTCAGGAAATTCTGCTGGTCAATCTGCTCAACAAATGAATGTTGATCAACAAATGAATACTGGTGAGGAATCTATTACTGATTCTGTTGATTCTTCTGAGAAAAAACAATCCGATAATAGTAATAATAGTGATAATTCTCCAGAACAAAAAATTTCTGATGGTTCTGGTGGTGGAGGTCCCACCGAACAACAAAGTGAAGAAGTTTCGAAAACTCAAAAATCTTTTGATGAACAAACAAAAAAATTAACTAATACTTTTACTAGTGAAACATTTTATATTGAGCGTCCTGAGTTAAAAATCGATGAAGTCATAGCTGACTATAAAATTATCAAAGATTATGTTTCAAATCACTTTAAAGGATATAATCAAACTGTGTCCGAATGTTTTCAACGAGTTGATGCCGATTACCACAAATATCGTATTAAAGCACAGAAAGAAGTAAATTATCTTGTTAAAGAGTTTGAAATGAAAAAGTCGGCAGATTCTTATCAACGTATGACTACTGCTCGTACTGGTACTCTTGATACTACTAAACTTCATACTTACAAATATAACGAAGATTTATTTCGTAAAGTTTCTGTAATTCCTGATGGTAAAAATCATGGCTTAATATTCATGCTTGATTGGTCTGGCTCGATGAATGATTATCTTTTAGATACTGTAAAGCAATTGTTGAATCTTGTGTGGTTCTGTAAGAAAGTTCAAATTCCTTTTGAAGTATATGCTTTTACTTATGAGTGGAGTAATTCTTATATTGATTCTAGTTACAGTTCTCCAAAATCATTATATAAAAAGCAAGAAAGTATTATTGATGTCCATCATCGTTTTCGATTGTTGAATTTTATTAGTTCTCGTTGTAATAATAAAGTTTTGGATGAGTGTATTCTTAATCTTTGGCGTCTTGCTGCTCGTGAAGATTCTTCTTATATTGGTGCTACTGGCTATGATTATCATGTTCCTAATGGTTTGCATTTGAGTGGGACTCCTCTCAATGAATCAATTATCGCTCTTCATCAAATTATTCCTCAATTCAAATCTCAAAATAAACTTCAAAAAGTTAATGTTGTTATTCTTACTGATGGTGAAGGTAATCATTTGAATTTTAATTTGGATATTCGACGTGGATCACGTGATGTCCTCGGTCAGAATTACATCAATAATAATAATGCTCTTCGTGATCGTAAGATTGGTCATGTATATCGTAATTTTGTTATCAATAATATTAAAAATAATCTTCCTACCATTCTTTTGGAAAATTTAAAAGATAATTTTCCTGAAGTAAATCTAATTGGCTTTAGAATTTGTAGTGGAAGTACGTTTTCTTATCTTTATCGTTCTATTTACGAAATTATTGGTGGAGTTGAACCAGAAAATGCCATGAAAGTTTGGCGTAAAGAAAAAACATACGAAATTAATTCTATAGGATACGATGCTTTGTATATGATTTCTTCTCATGATTTATCAGTTGATTCTGATATGACAGTTGACGAAGAGGCTACTACTATCGACATTGGACGGGCATTTCGTACTATGCTTAAAAAGAAATCAACTAATAAAAAACTTCTATCTTCATTTGTTAATTTGGTTGCTTAACCAGTTGACAATCTGCACACTGGGAACGGCAACGTTCTCAATTCATCTGCTACAATTAATTTATCCACAAAGGAGATTATTTATCATGGCTCGAAAAGCAAACATTGAGCAAGAAGCTCTTATCGCTTTTATTTCTACTCATTTTGGTGAAGATTTTGGTAGTAATGCAATCATTGCTGCTTCCGAAGAGTTTGGTGCTTCTTATCCTACAATTACCAAACGTCTTGAACAATATAAAACTGGTCATGGTCGATGGAATCTGACTGTTCAAGAAATCGAAAAAACTTACCATGCTTCTGCTGCTGAACCTATTGCTGAGCAAGCAGTAGAACGTGTAATTATTCAACGTGAAAATCTTATTCCCGAAAAAGATACTAACTTTGTTAGCTTTGGTAATTTCAGTGATGTTAAAAAAATTCTTTCGTCTGGTATTTTTTATCCTGTATTCATCACAGGTATGTCTGGAAATGGTAAAACGTTTAGTGTGGAGCAAGCTTGTGCCCAACTGAAGCGTGAACTGATTCGTGTCAACATCACCATCGAGACCGACGAAGACGATCTGATTGGTGGTTTCCGTCTGATCAATGGAGAAACCGTGTGGCATAATGGTCCTGTGATTGAAGCACTTGAGCGTGGTGCTGTTTTGCTGCTTGATGAAATTGACCTTGCTTCTAATAAGATCTTGTGTCTTCAATCAATTCTTGAAGGTAAAGGTGTATTCTTGAAAAAAACCGGTCGTTATGTAAAACCAGCTGACGGCTTTACTATTGTTGCTACTGCTAATACTAAAGGCAAAGGTTCTGATGACGGTCGTTTTATTGGCACTAATGTTTTGAATGAAGCATTTCTTGAAAGATTTGCTCTTACTTTCGAACAAGATTATCCTTCATCTAAAACTGAACAAAAAATTCTTGAAAAGCTTTCTACAAAATTGGGTTGTCTTGACGAAGAATTTTGCGAAAAACTTGCTTCTTGGGCAGACATCATTCGTAAAACTTTCAAGGATGGTGGAGTGGATGAAGTAATTAGTACTCGACGACTGACTCATATTATTCGTGCATATAGCATCTTCGGGAAACGTATGAAGGCAATTCAAGTTTGTGTGAATCGTTTTGATGATGAAACTAAGTCTAGCTTTATGGAACTCTACGATAAAATTGATGCTAGTGTTAGTGAAGAAAATGAAAATATTGAAAATAAAGAAAATGAAGAAGCCTGAATTTCATGGTTATGTAGGTAATATTGCCGTTCTTCGGAATGGCAATTCCGTTAAAATACTTGGTGGTTATAATCAAAAACTTATTGTGAAAACACTTGACGGAATAATCAAAGAATGCTATCATGATGATCTACAGTATGTAATGCAAGAATAATTTATGAACTGGAAATATAACGAGGATAAAATCCTTAAAGAACTTGAAGAATATGTAATTAGTACTTATCATGGTCACTATTGTGGTGGTGAAGATGGATATACTGATATTCAAACTATTGATTTAATGGCAGCTAAAGGTCTTGCGGCTCCATTTTGTCAAGCAAACATTCTTAAGTATGGTAGTCGATATGGTGACAAGGATGGGCTTAACAAACGAGACCTGCTCAAAGTCATTCATTATGCTATGCTATTACTTCATTTTGATAGACATTACTCTCGTATTAATAATGGTCTTCAGGAGTTTAAATGAAAACAGTAATTCTTTCCCAACAAACAAAAGACGTTCTCAAAAATTATTCGACTATTAATGGTTCTATTTTAATTCGTGAAGGATCTCAGCTCAAAACAATTAATGTTGGAGAAAATATTGTTTCCGAATATAATTGTGAAGAAGTATTTCCCCAGACATTTGCAATTTATGATTTGAATCAATTTCTTGCTGGATTATCTTTGTTTCAGAATCCCGTACTAGAATTTGATAATGAAGAATATCTTACTATTCGAGGAAATGGTCGTAGTGCCAAGTATTATTTTTCTGATCCTGAAATTACTTTGAAAACAGCTCCAGATCGTACTATTCGTTTTCCTGGGGCTGATATAGAGTTTACTATTGCCAGTGATCAATTCGAATCACTTCGTAAAGCAGCTATTGTTTATGAAATTCCTGATCTTGTTTTTAAATCTTTTGGTGGTGGTACAGTATCATTAAATTTATGTGATCGAGAAAATCAAACTAGCAATATTTACTCTCAGGAAATATTGGGAGATAATACAGGAGAGTATGAACTGACAATGAAAATTGAGAATGTTAATTTAGTTTATGGAGATTACACTGTAAAAATTTCTAAACAATCTATTACAGAATGGAAACACACTAAACTTCCTTTGATATACTATATTGCTCTTGAACCTTGATGAATAAAAAATTTTTATGGTGTGAACAATATCGTCCACACACTATCGATGATTGTATTTTGCCTTCTAACATCAAAGAAACAATGAAAGGATTTCTTAATCAAAAAGAAATTCCTAATCTTTTACTTTCTGGATCTGCTGGCATAGGAAAAACTACAGTAGCAAAAGCAATATGTGATGAAATTGGGGCATCTTATATTGTAATCAATGGATCTGACGAAGGAAGATTTTTGGATACTGTAAGAAATAAAGTCAGGCAATTTGCTACAACTATTTCATTGACTTCCGGAGCTGCTCATAAAGTTGTTATCATTGACGAAGCAGATAACACCACTAGTGATGTTCAACTGTCGTTAAGGGCTGCTGTAGAAGAGTTCCATAACAATTGTAGATTTATTTTTACTTGTAATTTTTTGAATAAAATTATTGAACCTTTGCATTCTAGATGTACAGTAATTGATTTTAAAATTAAACAGGAGGAATCAGATAAACTTCAAGCTAAATTTTTTATTAGATTAAAAAATATACTAGATGAAAATAATATTCAATATGAGGATAAAATTTTAATTAAAATTATTAAAAGATATTATCCGGATTGGAGAAGACTTATAAATGAAACACAAAGGCACAGTGCTAATGGACAAATTAATTCTTCTATCATTGTTGATATTGCCGATATAAATTTAGATGATTTAGTTCGTTCGTTAAAAAATAAAGAATTTACTATAGTTAAAAAATGGGTTGTTGATAATATTGACAATGATCCATCTTTAGTAATGAGAAAAATATATGATGTTCTTTATGATAATCTTAAAGGCCCTTCTATCCCAGAAGCTGTTTTAATCATTGCAAAATACATGAGAGATATTACAGTTGTTGCTGATCAAGAAATTAATCTCTTGGCTTGTCTTACTGAAATTATGATGGGGTGCGAATTTAAATGAAGGTAAAAACTACTCCTCAAAATGTTCGTGAAGCAAATGAAGCATTATTTCGTGCTACGATGAATCTTCCTAAAGCAGCAGAGCATTGTGGAATGACAAATAAAGAAATGAAAATGACATTTTTAGAATTTCTTAAATATAATCCACCTGACTATGCCACTACAGAAACTGGCACTGAGCTAGACCACAGTGCTCGATACCATTGTATAATTGATGAAACTCAAGGAGAATTTTGATTATGACTTGTCGTGTTCAACTGTTTGTTGGTGGTAAAGTGTTCTATGAAGAAGTCCAAGCAACTAATTATCAAGAAGCAAAAGAAATTGCTTTAGCTAGAAACCCAAATGCAAGAGTAATGGGTGTTACTACTGTATGAAACCAGAATTAAAAGATTATTTAAATTCTATTAATCAAACAAAAAAGAATATTATAGAAAATGATAAAGAAGCTGAAAAAGCTTATCCTCCATTTATTATTAATAAGTGCTTGTCATCATTTACAGACTCCATTCTTTATGCAAATGAGATGAATAAAAATGCTCATTTACCAAAAAAGATGCAATATGATTTTTTTATAAATAGTTTGAAACCTAGGAAAAGATTTTCTCCTTGGATTAAAAAACAAACACTTGAGCATCTTGAATTGGTAAAAGAGTATTATGGCTATAGCCATAACAAAGCTCTAGAAGCATTGAGGATTCTTACAGTTCAACAACTTGAACAAATTAAAAAAGCTTTAGATAAAGGTGGATCAATATGACAAACGATATTGAGATTAAATGGCAACAGTCTGATATGGTGGAAGTTTCTCTTTCTGAACCAGATGATTTTTTAAAAGTAAGAGAAACTTTAACCCGAATTGGTGTAGCTTCTAGAAAAGAAAAGAAAATATATCAATCTTGTCATATTTTACATAAGCAAGGTAGGTATTACATTGTTCATTTCAAAGAACTATTTGCTCTTGATGGAAAGCATACTAATCTTTCTTTGAATGATATTCAACGACGCAATAGAATTATTCAATTACTTTGTGATTGGGGATTAGTCAATGTTGTACACTTAGAAAAAATTGAAGATGTAGCTCCTCTCAATCAAATCAAAGTTCTTTCATTTAAAGAAAAAGACGAGTGGACTTTAGAAAGTAAATATAACATTGGTAGAAAAAAAACTACGTGAAATTAATCCGGGTTCAATTTTTAACTCCAGATAGTAAAGTAATTTGGGTTATAATACCTTGGGGAAAACATCATTTAGATTGGTATCGTAATCACGGGTATACTATACTAATGACCGAACAAATGCAGTAGGGAAATCACCACTAGCATTTTTTTATTTTTGTGCTAAATTAATATTGTTGGAAGAGAAACAAAAGTATCTTTTCCATATATCAGGGATGCCTTTGGGGTCCTAATTAAACTCGCTTATTTAAGGAGAAAAACAATGCACACTGTAAAATATAACTGGGACGTTTATTCCCCATTTGGAGTAGGATTGGAAGACATTTTTACTAGGTTAGAATCTATGTCTAACTATAATGTAAACTATCCTCCATATAACATCATCAAAAATGATGAATCTAATTACGAAATCGAAATCGCTCTTGCTGGATTTAAATCAGATGAGATTGAAGTATCTACAGAACAAAACATTCTCAAAGTTGCCGCAAAATCTACGAAACGAGATTCTGAAAGAACATACTTACACAAAGGTCTTTCCAAACGTTCCTTCTCAAATTCTTGGCAATTGGCCAACGACGTTCAAATAAAATCTGTAGAATTTTCGGAAGGACTTTTGATTATTTCTTTGGAAAAAATTATTCCAGATCATCAAAAGAAAACAGTTTATAAAATTGGAGAGTCTAAACCCGACCCAAAGTTTTTAGTAGAAAATTTAAATTAAAATTTCCTTGGAAAAAATAATTTAATTTTAGAATCAAGAGCTGAATACTACAGCTCTTGATTTTTTTTCTTGTCTATGCTATAGTATCTTTAACATCGATAAATTTTTTATGGATACAATAGTAATTGTAGTTTTAAAAACTGAAACCCATTTAATATGTAAACTACAAGAAATAACTGATGAAAATAAAAAGGGCATTTGTTTATTAATGACAAACCCGTATAAACTAAGTTTAGTTGGAGATGGAACAGACAATTTTCATATTAGATTTGATAGATGGTGTCCATATAGCATAGATACTCAATATAAAATCCCTTATGATTCTGTACTAGCTACAGGTGAATGTGATCCTTCACTAAAGGAAGCTTATTTGTCAAAGATACAAGTATCAAATAATATAGAAGAAACAAATGAATGAGAATATTCAATTAATAAGATTTGATGGGTTGTGGATTATTTCTGAAATTGAACAAATACCTGATGTTGAATTTGGTGATCCTGATTGTATTTTAAAATTTCCTTATGAAATAGAAGGAAATTGCTTAGGAATGTTTCCATTAAATTCATCGGAAAGAGAATTTGTAATTAGATCTTCTAATATTAGTTTAATTACAGCACCTTCGGTTTTTGTGTATAATCAATATATGGAATTGATTACTAAAGAGAAACTTATTTCTGTTGACGAACAATTTGAAGAATGAAATTTTACACCAGCGTTGAACAATCAGGAAATAACATTTTAGTTCGTGGTTATGATCACGGTAAAAAATTTGAAGAAAAAGTACAATTTAATCCAACGTTATTTTTGCCTTCAGCAAAAAATGAAGAATGGAAAACATTAGATAATAAAAATGTGCGTCCAGTAAAGCAAGGTACTATTTGGGATGCAAAAAAATTTATTGAAGATCATAAAGATATTGATGATTTTAAAATCTATGGTCAGACAAGATTCTTAAATCAATATATTTTCGAACAATATCCTGATGATGAAATGAAATATGATACAAGTAAAATTCGAGTTTTTACTTTGGATATTGAAACTGGGGCAGAAAATGGATTTCCTGATATAGAATCAGCAGATCAAGAAATTCTTTTGATTAGTATTAAAGATAGTGAAATGCGTAAAATAATTGTCTTTGGTTCACGACCATATGACAATAAAGATAAGGAAGTAAATTATCTTCATTTCGAAACCGAACATGGTCTTCTTAAAGGATTTTTGCATTGGTGGATTCAAAACTATCCAGATGTAATTACTGGCTGGAATGTGCAGTTATTTGATATTCCCTATATTTACAGAAGAATTGAACGTATATTAGGAGAAACTGAAGCACGTTTTCTTTCACCGTGGAAAAATACAAGGGCTAGGGAAATTTTTATTCAAGGTCGTAAAAACTTTGCTTATGATCTTATGGGCATTGCTACTCTTGATTACCTAGAATTGTATAAAAAATTTACTTATACTAATCAAGAATCATATCGTCTTGATCATATTGCCTATGTAGAATTAGATGAAAAGAAACTTGATCACTCTGAGTATGATACGTTTAAAGAATTTTATACAAAAAATTGGGGTAAATTTGTTCTTTATAATATACACGATGTACGTCTTGTAGATCGTTTAGAAGATAAAATGAAACTACTGGAACTTGCTTTTACTATGGCATATGATGCCAAAGTAAATTTTGAAGATGTATATTCTCAAGTTCGTATGTGGGATAATATCATTTATGTATATTTGGCTAAACAAAAAATTACTATTCCTCCTAAAAAGGAAAGTAGTAAAGACAACAAATATGCTGGGGCTTTTGTAAAAGAACCTGTTCCTGGAATGTATGATTGGATTGTGAACTTTGACTTAAATAGTTTGTATCCTCACTTAATTATGCAGTACAATCTTTCTCCAGAAACTCTTTTGAATGAAAGACATCCTCACGCCAACGTAGATAGATTATTAAATCAGGAGATTGATTTGAGTGACTTGTCAGGAAAAACTCTCTGTGCTAATGGCACTTTTTATACAACTGAGTATCAAGGATTCTTGCCAAAGCTCATGGAAAAAATCTATAAAGAACGTACAATCTATAAAAAGAAAATGCTAACTGCTAAGCAAGAGTATGAAAATAATCCAACGATTGAGTTGAAAAAAGAAGTTGCTCGATGTAATAATATTCAGATGGCACGTAAGATTCAGCTCAATTCTGCTTACGGTGCTATCGGTAACGAGCATTTTCGGTATTACAAACTTGAGATTGCTGAAGCAATTACTCTTTCAGGACAGCTTTCTATTCGTTGGATAGAAAAGAAAATGAACATGTATTTAAATAAAATTCTTAAATCTAAAGATATTGATTATGTAATTGCTTGTGATACAGATTCGATGTATCTTAATTTAGGACCTTTAGTTGAAACCATATTTAAAGGAAAACAAAAAACAGACGAAAACATTGTTTCATTTCTTGATAAAATTTGTTCAATGGAGTTGGAAAAATATATTGAAAATTCTTATCAAGAGCTAGCAAATTATTTGAATACATATGCTCAGATGATGAAAATGAAACGAGAAAATATTGCTAATCGTGGATTTTGGACAGCAAAAAAACGGTATGTTTTAAATGTTTGGGACAGCGAAGGAGTTCGTTATAAAGAACCTAAGATGAAAATTTGTGGAATGGAAACTGCCCGCTCTTCTACTCCAGCATATTTTAGAGATAAACTTTATCAAGCTTATACTATTATTATTAATAAAACCAATGATGATGTTATTGATTTTATTGATAAAATAAAAGAAGACACCAAAAAACAAAATTATTTAAATATTGCTTTTCCAAGAGGATGCAATGGATTACAAAAATATTCTAGTCGTGCAACAATTTATAGAGAGAGGACGCCTATTCAAGTCCGAGGTGCATTATTGTATAATCACTATGTACGAAGTAATAATCTTACTCGTAAATACCCTCTTATTCAAGAAGGTGAAAAAATTAAATTTCTTTATCTCAAAATGCCAAACCCGATTCAAGAAAATGTGATTTCATTTTTTAATGTAATACCAACAGAATTAAATTTGGATAAGTACGTTGATTATAGGACACAGTTTGAAAAATCTTTTTACGAACCACTAAAAAATGTGCTAGAATGCATTGGATGGAAGGCAGAAAAAAAAGTATCCCTTATGAGTTTTTTCGGTTAAAAGAATTATGGAATTTTTACAACAAGTAATAAAAGATAGTAAAAATGATTTTGTATCAATGGCTTCAGATGGAATTGCAGCAGGAGATATAGAATCTTATATTGATACCGGTAGTTATATATTTAATGCTTTGATTTCTGGATCCTTGTTTGGAGGAATACCTTCAAATAAAATTACGGCAATTGCTGGTGATCCTGGCACAGGAAAAACTTTTTTTTGTTTAAGTGTTGTTCGGCATTTTTTAAATACTGATCCTGAAGCAGGTGTAATTTATTTTGAAACCGAGTCTGCACTCAGCAAACAAATAATTGAAAGTAGAAATATAGATTCTAAACGTTTAGTTATTTTTCCTGTTAATACAATTGAAGAGTTTAGAACTCAAACAATTCGTATTATTGATAAGTATATGGAACAACCAAAAGAAGAACGTAAACCTCTTATGTTTGTTTTGGATTCTCTTGGAATGCTTGCCACTAATAAAGAAGTTGAGGATGCCACTAATGATAAGAATGTTCGTGATATGACGAAAGCACAACTTGTTAAATCTGTGTTCAGAATTCTTACGTTAAAGCTAGGCAAAGCAAATATACCCATGATAGTTACTAATCATACTTATGACGTTGTTGGTTCGTATGTTCCTCAGAAAGAAATGGGTGGTGGCAGTGGCCTTAAGTACTCTGCTTCTACAATCATATACCTCTCAAAGAAAAAAGAAAAAGACGGAACAGACCTTATTGGAAACATTATTAAATGTGAGGCGAAAAAGTCCCGTTTGACACGGGAAGGCTCTAAGGTAGAAACTCGGTTGTTCTTCGACGAGAGGGGCTTAGAACAGCATTATGGGCTGTTAGAGCTTGGAGAACGTGCAGGCATTTGGAAGAACGTTGCTGGTCGTTATGAAATAAATGGTAAAAAAATTTATGGAAAAGAAATTTTAAAAAATTCTGCTGAATATTTTACTGATGAAATAATGCAGTTGTTAAATAAACAAGCAAACATAGAATTTCTTTACGGAGTAAATAATGAAGGAGAAGATTGAACAATCTATACTTAGAAATTTAATATGTAATGAAGAATATTATAGAAAAGTTGTTCCTTTTATTAAACCAGAATACTTTCAAGAATACGATGAACGTATAATTTTTGAAGAGATACAAGATTTTTCTGTTAAATATGATAAACTTCCCACTAAAGAAGTACTAATTATCAATTTACAAAATAGAAATAATATTACCGAAGAAATTTATAATCAAAGTGTTACAAAAATAAATGAATTTAATACTGAATGGATTGATAAAGATTGGCTTGTAAACACTACAGAAAAGTGGTGTAAAGATAAAGCAATATATAATGCTTTATTGCAATCTATTAAAATTGCTGATGGTGGTGATGAAAAATTATCAAGAGATGCTATTCCATCAATTCTTCAAGAAGCTTTATCAGTATCTTTTGATGAATATATTGGGCATGATTATGTTGATAACGTAGAATTGCGTTACGAATATTATCATAAAAACGAATTAAAAATACCTTTTGATATAGAAAAATTTAATCTTATTACTAAAGGTGGACTTCCAAATAAAACATTGAATGTTGCTCTTGCTGGTACTGGAGTAGGTAAATCATTGTTTATGTGTCATTGTGCATCGAATTGTTTATCCCAAGGTAAAAATGTTCTTTACATTACTCTCGAAATGGCTGAGGAAAAAATTGCTGAACGTATTGATGCTAATCTTCTTAATGTAAATATTAAAGATATTTGCAATCTTTCCGAAACAATTTTTACTTCTCGAATTAAAAACATAGGTCAAAAAACTCAAGGCAAACTTATTATCAAAGAGTATCCAACTGCATCTGCACATACAGGACATTTTAAAGCTTTGTTAAGTGATCTTAAATTAAAAAAAGATTTTAAACCAGATATTATTTTTGTTGATTATTTAAACATTTGTGCTTCGGCTAGATACAAAGGGCATATTGTTAATTCATATACTTACGTTAAGGCAATTGCTGAAGAACTTAGAGGTCTTGCAGTTGAACATGATGTACCAATTGTTTCTGCTACTCAGACTACTAGAAGTGGTTTTGGTAATAGTGATATAGATCTTACTGATACTAGTGAATCTTTTGGTCTTCCTGCTACTGCTGATTTTATGTTTGCTCTTATTGCTACCGAAGAACTTGAACAATCAGGTAGAATTATGGTTAAACAACTTAAGAATAGATATAATGATCCTACTTATTTTAAAAGATTTACAGTTGGTATTGACAGAGCAAAAATGAAGTTGTATAATGTTGATGATGCAGATGGATCTATTATTGATTCTGATGATAATCCAACAGAAAGTTTTGATGATTTATCTGATCGCCAAACTCGCATTAATAAATTTTCCTCTTTTATAATATAACTTATGACTAAACATGTAGATTTTGAACGGTATATTGAATTTGTAGATGTAGTAACTTCAGATGCCTCTAAAGATTTTATTGCACTTTCTGAGCGTCTTGTTGATCTGGATGCTAAAGGTGCCAATATTGAACGACTGCTTACTGCTGGGGTTGGCATTAATGCTGAAGGCGGTGAGTTTCTTGAAATCATTAAGAAAATGGTTTTCCAAGGAAAACCTTGGAATACTGATAATCGTGAACATCTTATTATTGAACTTGGTGATATTATGTGGTATGTTGCTCAGGCATGTAACGCACTTGGAATTACCATGGATGAAGTTGTTACTACTAATGTTAATAAATTAATGAAGCGTTATCCTGGTGGTGAATTTGATGTTTACTATTCAGAAAATCGAGCAGAAGACGACCGCTAAATAAAATTAATAGAGTTTAAGTCCCTGTTATATTTTTGAAATATAACACACTTGAACCATCTGGAGGGACAATCCGATTGGCGACGGAACCGCTCTTGAAAAGCGTTGAGGTATTAAAGCCCTTGGGAGTTCGACTCTCCCTTCCTCCGTTTACCATCAAACATAAATGAAAAGTTTCAAACAATTAAAACAAGAAGTAACGCAAGAACTTTATATTCAAAAAGAAATTTTTCAGGAAGGTGATTATGTAATGAATGTTAACACCGGACAAAAAGGAAAAATTATTCGTTCTGGAGTTAATTATGTAATTGCTGTTACAGAGTCTCAACAAATGTTTCGTGCCTGGGTTAAAGATATCCGTTCTATTAATATTGTTGAAAACATAAATAAAGAAAGGAAAAATACATTTTTTACAAATGGAAAGACAAAGAGCAACGACACAAATTGCACATTATGATGACTTTTCAAAAGCATTGATTGCGTCGGCAGTTAAATATCTTGGTGAAGATGAAATCCCTTCATTAAAAAAGAAAAATAATGAAGACGATTTTTCTAAAAAAGACCCTAAAGAAAAAGCGGCTATCGCAGATCCAGCAATTAATATTGCTGCAGGAACTGGAGTAAAACAATCACATGGAGCAGAGATTGAATATACTACTGTTCGTACTAAAAATGTTCAGCGTGAAGAAGTAGAAAAAGAAGATGAAAGTAAAGCTGAAGAAAATAAAGAAAAGAAGATGAATAAGTATGCTAAAGAAAAGCATGAGAAAGCAGAAGAAAATAAAGAAAAAATGAAAGAAACTTTTGAGCTTGAATTTGGAGGAGAACTTTATATATTTGAGAAAAAAATGGATGGCAAAGATGATAATGGTTTTACTTCTTGCTGGAAAGGTTATAAGAAAGTTGGCACTAAAATGAAAGGAGATAAAGAAGTTAATAATTGCGTGAAAGCTAGTTATGAACCTATTGGTGATGTGATGTTAGATGAAAAAGCTCCTCCCGGTGCTAAGTTTGAAAGAATGGTTAAACATATTAAGAAAAGTTATTCTAAAGGTGGTTTAACTGACAAAGAAAAAGGAATTGCATATGCTACTTCGTGGAAAGAAAAAAATAAACAACAGAAAGAAGAATGGGAAGGAAGCAAAGAAGACAAAGAAGAAGATAAAAAACAGGATAAGAAAAATAAAATGTCTATGAAAGATTGGGAAAAATCTGACGCAGATAAAAAGCATGATATGAAAAAAGAAGATTTAGATTTATCTGAAAAAATGGATCCTGTTGGTAAAGAAGATTCTGATGTTAATAATGATGGTGAAGTCAATAAGCAAGATAAATTTTTGAAAGGTCGTCGTCAAAAACTAAGTAAAATTATTGCTGCTAAGAAAAAAGTCAATGAAATGATTAGCCTTGAGAAGGAGATGATGACCGAAAAAAAGATGTGAAGGCATCCACTGTTGAAGTGATGCCTGAAATACCAACTAAAAATAGTCCAGAGTACATTGAAAATAAAAAAAGACATAATAAGTATGTTGGCAAAGCATTAAAAAGTCAAGCTTCTGATAAGATAAATATTACAGGGAAACCATCATAATTTAAGGAGGTATGTCATGGGTCCAATCGTAGAACTTGTAAAACCAGTTCTTGTTATGGCACTTAATAGTTGTCATACAAAAAGACTCGTTTGCGATTTATTAGATCGTTACGTTAAGACTACTGACAATGATATTGATGATTTAATAGCGGGTAGTGTTAGAACAGCTTTAATGAAAGGTTGCTGATATAAGTTAAAATTTTTATATTAGGGGAGGTAACTCCCCTTTTTTTATAAATATGTTTTAGATAATAAAAGATAATTAGAAGAGGAAACCGATGGCAATTCTCGGAAAACTAGATGCTAAAGCATTGGCTAATAATGTAGGTGTTGTTAATGGCGACGCTACTGTAACACTGGCTTCAGGAAGCTTTTTTAATAAAGCAACCGCAAATTATATTGTAGCTGGTGATATTCTTTCGCTAAGTGATGTTCAATATGTAGTAAAAGCAGTTACTTCTGCAACTACTCTTGAATTACATAAGGCTTATGCTGGAAGCACTGCAACTATCACAGCAGCAAATGCTATTAGAAGAACTGCACCAAAGCAAGTTGCCCAATATGTTGTAGGTGGTGCTGATAGCAATACAGGGTCACTTGTATTTCTAGATTCTACTGAAGCTGAATTAAATGAAAATAAAGTTAGAGGATTGACGGGTCCTGGTTGGTGGATCTATAAAACATATACTGATGCTTCTGGATCGACTCGCCATAAGTCAGAATGTATTGCTCCTCTTTATGTCACTGCTGCAGTTGCTGGAGACTTTGCAGATAATCCTGCTGC